AATACCTAAATTAGCTGGCAAATTAACTAATCTACTAGTTGAATTGGGTTTAAAGGAAGCGGATAAGTTGGTTGATCAGTCCTTAAAAGTAGTACAAGATTCAATTCAAATTCCAGTAAAATGTAAGTGTGACGATCCTAGAATCAAAAAACTTAAACGAGATTTACAATCTATTCAACAACAAATTGCACGAGTACAACAAACTATACCAAAAGTACAACAAGTAGTTAATACAACAAAAACTGTAATTAATATTGCTCAGGGTATAAAGACTGCAATTACAGCTGCACAGTTGTCAAATCCAGCAACGGCGGGTTTGTTTATTGCTCAACAATTACAAGCCATTCAGGATGCAACTATTGCTAATGCATTAACATGTATTGGGCAATTAGCAACATATCCGCCAACATTAATTAATAAACTGCCGCCGGTAGTAATGCCGCCAATTCAAGAAGCATTGCAAAAATTAAGTAGTGCATGTAATGGCGATGTTCCTGTTATTACAATGCCTTCAATTGATGACCCAGTCGATATAAATACATACAATGATTTATTTCCATCAGACTTTTATCGAGACATCAATGTATCGGAACAAGATTTGCTTGATAGGGCTACTACAATTCAAACGTTAATTACACGCCAATTGGATGTATTGTCTAATTTACGAGAAGCCCCAAGCACAGTATTTCAACAAACCGGAAGACCAACAGCGGATATTGGTAAATTGGGCGATTATTATATTGATACGGAAAATTTAATATTTTACGGACCAAAACTATCAGACACCGAATGGCCTTTGGGCATAAATTATTAAACCTAATATTTATATAAAAGTATTCATATGGATTCAAAAACATTAGTAAAAGCACTTAAAACTGCCGTACGAGAAGTTATAAAAGAAGAATTAACTGAGATTCTTCGTGAAGGGCTACAATCTACAATTACAGAAATGAAACAACCATCAAACCAGAATGTAGATCGTGCAACTCCACAACCAGCTAAAAAGAAATCAGTTCAATTTAATGATAATAAATGGGCGTCCGTTTTAAATGAAACAGATTCTTTAGTTGACCAACAACCATTATCATTGAATAGTTTTGCTGATATAATGAATGAGGGAATAGAAGAAATTCGAATGTCATCACAAAATGTAGCTAATTTTGGTGCAATGCGACAAAATATGAAAGAGGCAATGGGAATTACACCGGCTGCTCCAAAAATAATGGAAGATCCGGAAACTGGTAAAACGTTTGAGGTTCCGCACGAAGTTCAACAAGCAATGACACGAGATTATTCGGCACTAATGAACGCAATTAATAAGAAAAAAGGCAAATAATGGGATATCAAGTTGTCACTGCTGCAGATGTTATTCGTACAACAAATATTTCTACATTAGGAATATCATTGGGGCAAAATGGCAACGTTGTATTTGAATCAACATATACCAGTATTGAACAAGAATTTGCTAAATTAAAAACATTGTTATTAACCAGAAAAGGTGAACGCGTAATGCTTCCTACCTTTGGAACAGATTTATTAAAAATTATATTTCAGCCAAATACTGCAGATATAAAACAAGATATTGTTGACTATATAAAAGATCCGGTAGATCAATGGTTGCCCGAAATTAATTTAATTGACATTGACGTAATAACAATGGATGAAGACCCAACATTAATACATGATGTTGTAGTTAGAATAACATTTTCTGCAGCATATAGCAATGAAGAAAAAACATTATCATTGGGCGTTAATCAAACTGGTACATTAACAGTTACCCCTTAAGGCAAAACATGGAAACGAAAAAAGACATTTCATATTTAGGTAAAGATTTTAATCAATTTAGAAAAAATTTAATTGATTTTGCTCAACAATATTTTCCTACAACGTATACTGATTTTAATCAATCAGCGCCCGGGTCATTATTTTTAGAGATGTCAGCATATGTAGGTGACGTATTATCATATTATATGGATGTTAATTTGCGCGAATCGTTATTAGATCAAGCATCGGAACGTACTAATATATTTGATATTGCAAAAAATTTAGGATATCAACCAAAAAATGCAGTTCCAGCATATGTAATGTTAGATGTATATCAATTATTACCAGCAATTGGAACTGGTGCAAATGTTCGTCCTGATTTTGATTATGCATTAACAATTAAACCAGGAATGCGCGTACAACAAAGTAATGGTGCATCTGTTTTTAGGACTTTAGATTCAATTGATTTTTCATTTTCATCTTCATATGATGCTACTGAAGTAACCATATATGAATCTAATCCATCAACAAAATTGCCAACATATTATTTATTGAAAAAACAAGTAATGGCAGTATCTGGAGATGTAAAATCAACATCCTTCACATTTACGTCGCCCATTGCATACGATAAAATAGTTTTGCCAGAATCAAACATAATTGAAATTATTTCCGTAAAAGAAACAGATGGCGATAATTGGTATGAGGTTCCGTATTTAGCACAAGATACTGTATTTGAAGAAGTTCCAAATTTATTAGAAAATGATCCAGAGTTATCACAATATCGATCATCGGCTCCAAACTTATTGAAATTGAAAAAAACTGCAAAACGATTTGTTACTAGATTGCGTAGTGATAGTCGTTTAGAAATGCAATTTGGCTCTGGAATTTCTGATAATAATGATCAAGAAATTATTCCAAATCCTAGCAATGTTGGAAATGGATTGGCATCTTTGCGAAGAAATGTTGATGTAAATATCGATCCATCGAATTTTCTATATACAAAAACTTATGGACAAGCTCCATCAAATACTACATTAACTGTTACATATACGGTAGGAAATGGATTTGTCGATAATGTTCCTGCAGGCGTATTGACTAATTTAGTACTTATAGATTTTACAGATGATATTAATTCTAGTGCCAACGCAGCAACAACTACGTTTATTAAATCTACTGTTGCTATTACGAATCCAAATCCAGCTACTGGAGCTAAGACGGCAGACACTTTAGAAGATATTAAAAATAATGCATTAGCAAATTTTGCAACGCAGAATCGTTTAGTAACTAGGGATGATTATATTATTCGTTGTTATTCAATGCCAGCAAAATTTGGTAGTGTATCAAAAGCATACATTGTTCCGGATGATCAAATTTCGCAACAAGAGTTTGAACAAACTAGAATTGCTAATCCATTGGCAATGAATTTATACGTATTAGGATTTAATCAAAACAAACAACTTACGGCACTTAATCAAGCAGTTAAAGAAAATTTAAAGAATTACTTAAATCATTATCGAATATTAACCGATGCAATCAATATTAAAGATGCATTTATAATCAATATAGGTATACAATTTGAAATAACAGTTTTATCGAATTACAATAGCAATGAAGTTTTATTGAAATGTATCGATGCAGTTAAAACTTATTTCAACATAGACCGATGGCAGATAAATCAACCTATTATGAAATCGGATGTTACAAATTTATTAGGAAACGTAAAAGGCGTACAATCTGTAGTCAATGTAACATTTAATAATTTATATGATACTGCCTTAAATTATTCAGGTAATATATACGATTTAGCTTCGGCTACAAAAAATGGAGTTATTTATCCATCATTAGATCCTAGCATCTTTGAAGTCAAGTTTCCTAACAAAGACATAAAAGGTCGCGTAATAAATTATTGATTCCATATTTATACAAAAAGGATCCTTTACCATGGGCAAATTGTCTAGTAATCGTGCTCAAATTGTTGCCGGAGGTTTGATATCGGCAAGTTTCGTATCAGATTTATATGATATATTTACTGGTGCAGTCACCGAATCGGTACAATTAACCGGTTCAATGAAAATTACCGGATCGATGATTGTTACTCAAGGAGTAACAGCAAGCTTGCAAGGAACAGCAAGTTGGTCGAACAATGCAGTAACTGCCTCATATGTAAGTTTAGTTGCAGGACCAAATATCATAATTAATACTAATGGTACAAATTATGAAATCACCGGAAGTCCATTTACATACCAAACTGATTCAGCATCATTTGCTTCTAGAATTACTATAAATAGTTCTAGTATTGCCTTACTAAGTGGTTCGTATTTAATTGATTCTGCGTCATTTGATTCTAGAATTATTGCAAATAGTTCAAGTATTGCAATTTTAAGTGGTTCGTATTTAATTGATTCTGCGTCATTTTCGTCAAGCATCGTAACCAACCAAAATAATTATTTAATTGATTCAGCTTCATTTAGTTCTAGTGTTGCAATATTATCATCTAGTTATGTAACAACGTCAGCATCATTTAGTTCTGGAATTGTAAATCTCGTAATTAATTCTGCGTCATTTGCGTCTAATATATTAATTAATAGTTCTAGTATTGCCTTACTAAGTGGTAGTTTTTTAACTAATTCTAGTTCCGATGCTAATAGATTAACAGCATTAGAATCATTTAGTTCTAGCTTAGATACATCATATGCAAGCGAAACTCAATTTACATCATTTACTGCATCATACCAAAATGATTCAGCATCATTTGCTTCTAGATCAACTGCATTAGAAATATTTAGTGGATCGGTTGCAACTACCGGGTCAAATACATTTGGCGGTGTTAATGTATTTAATAGTTTAGAAGCCAATGATATAATATCTCCTACAATATATACGGGGTATATTGAAGAAGACCCAATTCAGCAACAAGGCATAACGTATGTAGCAAATTCAAATTTGCCGCATAAATTTTTAGGAAATGTATCTATTACTGGATCTGTAAATGTATCGGGAAGTCAAACCATTAATGGCAATTTAACTGTTACAAGTAGTTTATTTGTGCCATCAACTACTCAGCAAAATTTAAACAATGTAGTTGTAATTGATACGGCAACGGGTCGTTTACATTATACAGCATCTTCCGCATTATACGGGAATGTATCCGGATCTGGAGTTTATTCCGGAAGTTCATTTACCACATTTGCTATTACAGGACAAAGTAGTATCGTTGCTGCCAATGCCACCGATACAATGACTATTACTGCAGGTAATGACATTGCATTAACAGCTGATCCAGTTACAAAAACATTAACTATAGCAGTAACACCTGAATTTTTACCTACTGCATCTTTTAGTGCATTTACTGCCAGTTTATATGCATCAACTGCGTCAATTAATAGTAATTATCTTTTAGATTCAGCTTCATTTAGTTCAAGTATTGCTGCTAATAATACAAGTATTGTCGGAAATCAAACTACATACTTATTAGATTCAGCATCGTTTAGTAGTAGCATTGTTAATAACTATAATTCATACCTATTAGATTCAGCATCATTTAGTTCGAGCATTGTTAATAACTATAATTCATATTTGCTTGATTCGGCATCATTTAGTAGTAGCATAGTAAATAATTATAATTCATATCTACTCGATTCAGCATCATTTAGTTCCAGTTTAGCAAATTATTTAATCGATTCGGCTTCATTTAGTAGTAGCATAGTAATCAATCAAAATAATTATTTATTAGATTCAGCATCATTTAGTGGTAGCATTGTTACCAATCAAAATAACTATTTATTAGATTCGGCATCATTTAGTGGTAGCATAGTAAATAATTATAATTTATATTTGCTCGATTCGGCTTCATTTAGTAGTAGCATTGTAACTAATCAAAATAATTACTTGATTGATTCGGCATCATTTAGTGGTAGCATAGTAACCAATCAAAATAATTACTTGATTGATTCGGCATCATTTAGTTCTAGTTTAGCATTAAATCAATTTAATTATCCAACCGATTCTGGATCTTTTAGTTCTAGTATAGCACAATTACAGACATATAGTAGTTCACTGTCTACAACTATTATAAATTATACTGGATCATTTACAGGTTCATTTACCGGATCTGCATTTGCAGATTTAACCGGTACCGCATCATATGCAACAAATGCTGGAAATGCTCAAATTGAATTAGATAGCACCAATGCAAATCAATTCGTAATATTTACTACAAATAACTCCGGTCCAAATGCACTTAAAGCAGATACTGGATTTGAATATAATCCAAATACCAATACATTAGCTGTTCCGAATATTTCCATGACAACAGCCGTTGGTAATTTAACGGGTAATGTAACAGGTAATATTGTTGGAACAACAGCAGACTTTACTTCTATAACTGGTTCATTAAAAGGCGATCTTACCGGTAGCTTAGTTGGAAGTGTTAGTGCTAGTTTGGGAATAACTGGTAGCATAACTGGCTCGTTAGGACAATTCGATATTATTTCTAGTAGCATTGCTAATTTAGTAACAATCACCGGAAGTTCAATTGTAACTGCAACAGCATCATTTATGATGTTAACAGCTAGTATGGGAGCTACAGGTTCATTTACAGGTTCAATATTTGGAACAGCATCATTTGCTAATCAAGCACAACTTGCTTATACGGCATCTAATTTTAGTATGCCAGTTGCAAGATTTTCAAATAGTATTAATAACGTAACGTTAACAAATAGTACGGATAATAATATTAGTTTTAATACCACCGACTTTAATACATCATCATCATTCTTTGAATTAGTCGGTAGTGGGGCAACAGCAGCCGTTCATATAAAACAACCTGGATATTATGAATTCATTTCTCAAGTTTATTTAAATGGCTTAGGGGCAGATGTTGATATATTAATAAAATTAGTAACGGGGGCTAGCATAGGTGGGGCATTTTCATTGGTATCATTGTTTAATGATTACAAATCAGTTGAAGGAACAAATGATCAGACCGTAAATGGCGTTATCGTTGAATATATTGCAGCACCTGGATATTATCGAGTTTGGGTGAATCCATCAAATTCATCTATATCAACTATTACGAGTTATAATACACCACCTAGATTAACAATCAAAAAAATAGGATAATATGTTCAGAATATTTTATGCAGAAAAAGATGCAACTTTGTATGAAGCAGCTGAATATTATAATACTGGACTTGATGAAATATTAGAAATCGGAAAACGATTAAATACTGATGGATCTTCTTATTTAAAATCTAGAGCATTAGTTAAATTCGATTTGAATGAAATTAATACCGTATTATCAAAATATTCTTTAAGTGCAAACAATTGTAAATTTATGTTACAGTTATTTACAACTCATGCAAAAAATTTACCAGCTGAATATAGTATCGATGCTAAAATAGTTGCACAGCCATGGATTAATGGTACTGGATTTTTATCATCTACTGCAGCAACACAAGATGGGGCCAATTGGGCAGAACCTTATGCAACATGGTCTTTCTATCCATATACCGGAAATAATTGGATTTCGGGTAGTCAAAATATTCAAATAAATAATTCAAGTTTATATGTAACTGGTTCTGGAAAAGGTGGCAGTTGGTTGTTTCAATCAGGCTCTGGAGTTTTTAATGCATCGTTTTTTAATCAAGCATTTTTTTATCAACCTGGTTTACAAGAAGCGGAGGGGTTTTCTTATAGACCTACTGATATTAATATGGATGTTACCGAAGCTGTTTTGCTTTGGAAAAGTGGCAGCGGCGGAAAATCGATTGCGAATAATGGATTTTTATTAAAATTTTCAGATGCGGATGAAAATAATGTTAATGTCGCTGGATATGTAAGATTTTTTAGTAGAGAAACTCATACCATATATGTTCCTAGATTAATAATGTATTGGGATGACAGTAATTTTGTTACCGGATCTTTAGGAAATATTAATACTGAATCGTATACTGTTTATACAAATATTAAACCAACATATAAAGATACAGAAATTGCAAAAATACGTATTTATGCTCGAGATAAGTATCCTAGAAAATCTCCAACAAATTTATTTCCAATGCAAACTGTTAAACATTTACCAACTACTACATATTATTCAATTTCGGATGCTGCAACTGACGAGGTCATTATTCCGTTTGATGATATTTATACTAAAGTAAGTTGTGATAGTACTAGTAAT